GCTGCTGTAGTAGACTGAGTCCATCCTGCAGTTTGAGCCATTTTTACAAAACCAACGTTTTTAACATCAGTTCCAACTGTACTTCCAGTTGTATTTCTAATCGTTCCCGCTTTTATCGGTCCCGAAAATGTAGTTGTTGCCATAATTATATCCTCCTAGTTTCCGAATACTGTCTCTAGGCCGTCGACTATACTCGTCAGCATTCTAATTAATTGTATAGTAAGATATTTATATAGTAGATTTGAATAGAGTGCAAGAGATCCTACAGTAAAAGTACGATTTTAGCGATGTGGCGTTTATTTAAGTAGCCACGGAAACTTGTGGGGCAGAACTAATAATTGCATTTTCTCTATCTGCAATCTTAGATTCTTCGAGCTTGATCTCAGTGATAACTTCTTTAATCTTCTTATCAATTTCGACCATATCCAGAGTATATTTGCCTTCTTGCTCATACTCCAGCTGCCACCTCAACTCCAAGGACCTTTTTTGTTTGTATAGGTCTTGTACCATCAACAACCTCCTCATAGGTTATTCTGTTTATCTTGGGATCATTCATTTCTCCAAGATATTCCCAGTTTACACCTTTTTCTCCCAGTTTGTCAACTATTGAATTTTCAATAGACGCACGATTATCTTCAGCAAGAATTTCAAATTCTGCATGATGTTGATAAGCGTTGATTTTTACTAGGAATTTTCTCATTTTCTCACCTTTACAAAAAAAAGGGGCCGTTTTGAGGCGGCCCCTTTAATTAATTATTGATTACACTCCTGGTGAACCAAAGATACCTCTAGGATCAGAGAAACCAAATACGTATCTCTCTCTAGCTTTGTATCTAACGTTGCCAGTATCAAAGTCACCTTCCATAGTCGTTTTGATAGGTGATCTTGTGAAATGTTTCAGACCATTAGGTACATCTGTTTTAATGAACCAAGCATCAGTGTCAACCAAGTAATGGTTAACAGTATAACCTTCAGGGATCATTCCCATATTGTTAATAGCATTGATGTCATTATCAGCTGTTCCAACTCTACCTTTAGAGTTCATCAGTCTGTCAGCCGTAAATTGTAGATTAGAAGGAATAATCATTTTCATTCCTCTAGCCGCAACTTTTAGGCCTCTTTCATCAGTGAACGCCGCAATGTCAATTAACGCTTGTTCTAAAGAAGTTTCGTTTAAATCAGCAGCTGTTGCTAATTCATTTGCGAAAGTTCCAGAAAGCGTAGGGTGAACTGCTGAACATAATTCTACTCCGTCACCGCCAGCGTATGCTGGTGTAAACGCGTTGTTCAATACAGCGGCACCTTTAGTTTGCTTAGTGTTCGCCATTGATCTTGCTAAAGCTTTTGTATATCTAGACGCAAGTCTGTCATACAAGTTATCTTCGATCGCTTCTTCAGTGATCGCAAATGCTAAAGCAATTGTTTCGTTTGTGTAACGAGCAGTGAAAGTTTCTTGCGCATCGTCGTATGATACACCTTGACCTTCAGGTTTTACAGAAGCATTTCCGAATCCAGATAACATTACTTCTTCTTCAAACGCTCTGTCTGAAGATTCTGTATCGAAAATTTCTGCTGCTTCGTTAGCATATTGTTTATACTCTAGTCCGAATAAAGCATTCAGACCAGGCTCTAGTTCTTTAACTAGTTGTGCTCTTGATATAGCCATAGTTATTTATCTCCTTATTCGCTATTAGTTGTATAGGTGTGAGCCTTTAGCGATTACAACAACGACATCACTGCCGACTGCTGCATAATCGTTTTGACCCGGAACATTCGCGCCTCTTACCAATGTAAACATTGAAGTTGCTGCTACTGTTGCAATAGAAAGTCTTTCGTCAGACATTCCACTGATACCAGTTGCTCCATTATCACCTGTGTTATAGTTAAGACCAACATCGTTTTGTTGCCAAGCTGCGTTAGATCTCATATTGAATTCCTGATTAGGATTGTCCAATACAAAAGCAGTTCCGTCACTTGAACCAGTGTTGTAGTCAGTTCCAAAGTTTGTTCCAGTTGGTACTGAGTTACTCCATGTTGGTTTTGATGTTCCTGAGTCAACCCAGAATCCACCATTAAAGACTCCTACTAATAGGGGATCAGTGTTTTGCCAACCTGCTCCACCACTATTACTGTCGTCTGTTGAATCGTAAGTAGCATCTTGTATATACCCTTTTTCGCCTGCAACCGAAGTTCCATCATTTAGAGAAACTGGGTCGCCTTTGAAAATAGTATTAAAAGCTCCGCCACCTGCGTCATATAGCTTGTATTCAGATTGACCAGAAGTTGCAGGTGTTGAACCTACAGTCATTACTGCTCTACATCCGTATCCAGCTGTACTATCATTCGCCATAGTTATTTTCCTTTTCTTAAGTGTACCTGCCCCGAAGGGCCTCCAGTACGGTTTATATTATTTTGTTGGTAGAAATTACTAAAAAATTATTTCTTTGAACCACCAAAAGTTACACGAGTCTGCCTCTCTTGATTGATTGGCATACTTGGGTGCTGTTCCTTAAGAATATCGTTGTTAATTGCATCGTCTCGATCTTTATTTTGTTGTCTAAAATAATCTTCACGAGATTTCGCGATTTCTTCTGGTAACCTAGCCAGCACTAGGCCTCCTACTCCAATGACACCGGAATATTTTCCTGTTGTCAAAGATGGATAGTCTTGGTCTGGATATTGGTCAGCTCTCACTAACTCCCATCCTTCTCTTAGTTTTCCTGACATATTTTTTGTGTCATCGAAACCAAGGACTTCAACTCTAATCCATCTGTGCCTGAATCCATCAGGTGCAGGTGGTGCATCGAGTGATGAGGGTGGAGTCCAAGTTTTTGGGGCTTCCGCCTTAGTTCTTGTTTGACTCGCACGAGAAGTTTTTACTTTTTCATTTTCCATATGCTTATGCTCCTTCCGTGATGTTTAATTGTTTCGCATACTCTTCGAGTGGCACGCCTATTCTTTTAGCAATTGCTACCTGCGATGGCGAGAGTTTCACAGTTTTTTTGCGTCCTGTTCTAGCTGAACGATTAGCTGAAGCTACATTTTGAGCAGGTTTTGCTCTTTCTGTAGTTTGACCTTCTATCTTATCAAATTTATGCGGAAATTCAACCCTTATTCTTGTGTCAACTTCTTCATAATATTCGTCTGATTTAGGATCATAGCCTTCTTCTTCTACAAGCTTTTTATGTATATCAAAAGCCGTATAAGTCATAGCTGTATCATTACCAAACCAAGTGTTTTTAGAAGCCCAGTCTTCGGCTTTAGGATCTGCTGGTTGGTGTGGTTGTTGCTGTTGAGGTGTTACTCTAACTTCTTTTTCTCTAGCACCTTCTTCTTCGTCTGCTATTTTCATAGCATTCAATCTTGCATTTTCTACAGTTAAATTGGCTAACTGTTCTTGTGCTGCGATTTGTGCTTCAACATTTTGTGATTCAATAGCATTTTTAAGAGCTAGTTTAGCTGCTGCCATACTAGTGTTAACTCTACTTTCAAATTCACTAACATAAGATTTATCTAATCTAGATAATCTCTGTTCTGCGTTATGTTTTTGTTGAGTAACTGATTGAGCATATTGAACAGCTTCTTCTCGCTGTCTTTCTGCTTCTCTCATTTTACGAGTTAATTTAGCAATACGTTTTTGAACGCCTTCACTATATTCTTTTAACTCGTCTTTTTGTTGAGGTTTATCTTCGGGTTTATCTTCAGACTTTTTAACTTTTACCTCTTTCTCATTTTCATAAGTTTTATCTTCAGCAGGTGTCTGTTCAACCTCGATCTCTTCTTTTATTTCCTCTTGTTTGACCGCTTCGCCTTTTTCGTCTAAATTAATTTCAGCTCCTTCAGTTTCGCCTACATCAATTAGATCTTCCTTCTTTTTTTCTTCGGGCATAGTTCCTTCCTATGTTAAATTAAATGAAGAACTGATTCAGGATCTTTAATGGTCCCTAACACTTCATCATCGTTTAGTATTCTCACCTCACCACCTTCTATTGGTAGTCTTGATCCTGCGTATCTAGCA